TCATACGGGCTCCAAAATGTTTTTGCCCACATTTTGCCCACATTTTTCCATGCTTGTCTCCACCTGCACCGCAGCATCGAGCATACGGGCAACATCCATCAAATCGCTGTCGAACAGATCCGCGTACACGTCCAACGTCATGCTCGCGTTCTTGTGGCCGAGCATCCTCTGTAAGGCCTTGACGTTCGCCCCGGCGTGCACGGCCAGCGATGCCGCGGTATGGCGCAGGTCATGCGGTGTGGGCCATTCCTCCTTCGGCCAGCCCAGGCGCACCAGCGCGTGATGCCACCAGCCGGTCGTCTTCGCCGTGCTCTGCTTCATGATCGGGCCTCCCCGCAGGTCACGGAACACCCTTTCGTCCGGTTCGCGTTCCCCGCATATCGGTTTCAGCGATTCCATGACGATGAGAGGCATGGGCACGTCGCGTTCCTCGCTGTTCTTCGGAGTGCCCTCGACCCATCGTGCCCCGACGTACACGAGGTTGCCGCCCACATGCAGCACTCCCCGACCGAAGTCCAGGTCGCGGGCCTTCAACGCCGCCGCCTCGCCCCAGCGCAATCCGCAGAAGCCCAGTGTCAGCACGAGCGCTCGCCGCTCCGCTCCCAGATGCTTTCCTCTGGCGCATTCGTCGGCGAATGCGATCAGCCGGGATATGGTCAGGTACACGCGACGGCTCTTGCGCCTCGGCAGTTTTGGGAGCTCGACGTTTTCACAGGGATTGTCGAGTATGAGCTTGTCCCGGACGGCCATGCGGCAGATGCCGAGCATGGTCTGGTACGGGCGGCTCACGGATGGAGCGCCCGAGTTCTCGATGATGTCGCTGATCCACGCCTGGACCTCGGCGCGGGTGATGGTGCCGATTCGACGATCGGTCCAACGCTCCTCGCAGTAGAGCCTCCATGAGTCGGTGGCGTTGACCCGTGTGGTTTCCTTCCAAAACGGCCATTTCTCCTTCAGCCACTGCTCATACAGGTCTCCGACGAGCCGTTTGCCGCCTTCCGGATCCACGTAGCTGTTGGTTGCCTTGGCGATGGTGACGTGCTCCGCCGCCCAGTTTTCGGCGTCTACCTTCCGTTTGAAGCCGCGTTTGTCGGTCTGCGTGCCGTCCGGCTTGCGATATCTCACCCTGTATCTGGTTTCGCCCTTGCTGGTCTTGTATCTGGTGACGTTGGCCATGATTTTCACTCACTTGTACGGGTTTTTCCGGTTTTAACGTGTTTTAACCGGTTTTGATGTGTTTTAATGGGATTTGACAAGAGGAAGGGAAACACGTAGGCTATTCCCTTACGCCAAAATCGAAAGGAGGCGGCCATGACCATGACGGATACCGGCGTGAAGCCAATACCGGCGTACGTGCCGCCCGAGGACGGCAAGCCACGCAACGCCGTGGACGAGAAATGGATGCGACTGCACCGCGCGATGATGAACCGTCCGGCACGACTCGCGAAGAAGGCGCAGAAGATTGAGAATAGCGATCGTCACTAGTCGCCTGTGCGACTCCGGCGACCAGCTCGCATTGCGCCGCTTCGTCTGCTGCGAGCCGAACGGCCCGGAGTACGCGATGGACGTGCAGCGCTATATCCGCGGACTCCGCGTCAAGGACGAGCCGGGAATGTACCGGATGGTCCTCCAGTACGGGGAAACCCCGAACGCTCCCATCGTCGGCTTCTGCGAGTTCGGATACGACCCCGCCGCCCCGGAATCCAGTGGTTACGCGATATCGTTCATCGCCACCGCGTTGAGCGAACGCGGCCGGCATCTCGGTGCGATACTGTTGGACTGCGCGCTGCGATGGATGGCGAACGACGCCGCCAGACACGGGCGCACCCCGTACGTGCTTACACAGATCGATCCCCGGAACGAGGCCAGCGTTCACCTTTTCTCCGGCGCGGGCTTCGAGAACGAGGGGCGGGATGAGAACGACCCCGAATTCGACATCTGGTCGAAGGAATTCGAACCGCTCGCCACGGACAGACTCTACTTCTACTCCCCCATCATGATTGACGAGGACGATAAGAACTGACATTTCGGGTATGCTTCGCCCCGTGTAGGATGGGAGGCGAAGCGTCCTCCTTTCTGATAAGCAAGCTGGTCGATGTTTCACACGCCCTGCCGATGTTCCAGATCGACAGGGCAATTCTTTTTCTATCGATTGACCACGTAATTCGGGTCGGTGACTATATAGGAGTAGTTGTCCTCCCCGCCGGTGCCGGAATACACGTCTCCGACGTCGCGGAATGCTATGGCAACCATCTTCGCGTCCAATGGAACCTGGAACGGATAGGTGACCGTGCTGGTCAATCCCGGCTGGAGCTGGGCGTTGCACTCGGGGTTGCCTTCGATCTGATACAGATTCTTGATGGGCGTGTATTTCTGGTTCTTCGAGTTCAACGCGACTATCTCATAGGGGTAGCTGCAGGTGATGTCCATCGGACTGCTGGTGTTGTTCGTGACCTCCACCTTGGCCACCCAGTACTTGGTGTTCGCGTCCGGTGTCTTTGGCCCGTATTGGCCGTTGCTGCATCCGTCGCCGCATGTGTCGAAGCTGATGGTGGGCTGTTCGCCGGCTTCGAGGACCTTCATTTCGACGCCGCCGCTGACGGCGGTCTCCCCCGTGCCCGAAGCGTCGGTGTTGGATCCCGTGTCGTTGGGATCTTCCTGGGGGTTGAGTTTTTCGTTCGCGTCGGCTAGCTGCGCTTTGACGGAGTCCAATGATGTATTGAGGTCTTGGATGTCCGACTTCTGCTGGTTGATGATGGGCGTGGCGTACAGGTACATGCCTCCGAGTCCGCCGGCTAGTCCCACGACCAGTCCTATGGCTGCGGCGATGGCGATGACGGCCGCCGTTGGGAGCTTCTTCTTCGGTGCCGGCGTTGGCGCGGATGGTGCTGCTGCGGGCTGGCTATCCTGCGTTGCCGGCGGCTGCTGTGCCTGCATGGGGGTTGGCTCGGTCACGGTTCTCTTCTTTCTTCTAGGCGGCCACACTGTCGTGCAGCCAGTTCTTGTAATCTTCTATGACTTGTACGGTCACGTTGAGTTCGGCGGCCATCTGATATGGGTTACCGCCGTATATGCGCTCGGCCAATGCGTATTCGGATGGGTTGATAAGCAGCATGGCGGTCTCACGTCGGCAGCGCTGCTCGAGTTTGCCGCCGCGGCAACCGTTGCTGGTGTCGTCTCCGTGTTGCCAGTGGACGAGCTCGTGGACGAGGGCGCAGCGTTTGCGCGTGTAGGTGATGCGCCGGTCGATGAGCACCGTGTTCGTGGCGAGGCAGTATAGGCCGTCGAGCTTGCCGGGCAGGCGGGCGCTGGCCACGTGCAGGTCGGGTGCGACAGTGTACAGGGCCATGCGCATCTGCCCGTAGCTCATGCGCGGCGACAACGGCAGGCCGGTCATTTCTGGTCCAATCCTCTGGCGAACTTCTCGAAGTCGGACAATTGGTCGGGGCTTGACTGGTTGTATCGTGCGAGTTCGGCCCGGGCTTTCACGTCGGCCTGTTTGCGGGTGACCTTGCCGATGTCGGGCATGAGCGGGCCTCCGGTCAGTTGGATGTAGGTGTTGACGAGTTGCAGGCATTCGCTCATGGTGGTGGTCTGCATGTTCTCGATGCGGCTTTCGATCATGTCGAGGAACCCGCTGGACAGCCGGTTGAGCTTGTTGATCTCGTCCTCGCTGAGATAGTTCTTGGCGATGGTCACGTCGGACGAGTGAATGCGCCCGTCCGGCGCGTCCTTCCATGTGGTGAGTCCCATGTGGGGCTTGCCGGCGTCGGCGCGTTCGTGGATGATTTCGGGTGCGGTGTGCTGGGTGACGGCGTAGTGGAACCGGTTCTGCACGTTCTTGTAAAAGGTGCGCACGATGGGCGCGTCCTTGTCGTAGTCGGTGCAGATTTCCTGGAACACCTCGCAGATCTGCACGTAGAAGCGTTTCTCGCTGGCGCGGATGTCGCGGACACGTTGGAGCAGTTCGTGGAAGTAGTCCTGGCCGAACGGTCGCCCGTTCTTGAGCATGTCGTCGTTCAAGGCGAACCCCTTGATGACGTATTCCCTGAGCACGCCGGTGGCCCAGATGCGGAACTGGGTGGCCTGCTTGCTGTTGACACGGTAGCCGACCGCTATGATCGCATCGAGATTGTAGAAGGCGACGGTGCGTCTGACGTTGCGACTTCCTTCTTGTCGAACTGACAAGAAATCCTTGTGAGTTGATTCTTCCTGCAGCTCGCCCGTTTCATAGATGTTTTTCAGATGCAGACTTACGTTCTGCTGGCTGGTGTCAAACAATTCTGCCATGCCGGACTGTGGCATCCAGAACGTGTCGCCCCAGTACGACACCTGCACGGGCACGTTGCGCCCGTCCGCCTGGTACAGGACTATCTCGGCCTGCTGGTTATTTGAATCATCCATGATTCAAAACCTCTTTCTCTAAAACGTGTCGAATTCGATGACTTTAAACAGGGTCAAAATCGACCCCCCTTTTTCCGATTCCCTCGAATTCGAGGGAATTACGCTGGTTCGTCCCCATCACCGTCATACTTGTGTTCGTCTTCCAGGGCAACGATGTCCATGTCTCCTCGATGGAGTTTCTTGAGTGTTTCGTCTATTCGCGCCTGCTCATCATCAACAAGGCGCTCGCCAGCGAGCGCAGTCTTGCATTCTCCCATTTCCTCGATAAGTCGCCGGTAGGCTGCGTTGAAGACTTCGCGCGGGTCTACGCCGAGCAGTTCGCAGGTGTTGATGAGCGCTTCCATCGGCATTGACGGCTTGGCGTTCAGCCAACGGGAGTACCCTGACTTCGAATGTCCTAATTTTTCAGCGACATCGGCCTGGGATGTCTCATGGCGCGCAAAGCTTGCCTTTAGCTCTAACCCAATTAACTGGGAAAAGCGATGGCTTCGTTCATCTTGAATCTTGCTCATGTGAGTACTTTACATCTCATATAAGGCAATTGCAATTCATAATTTGCAACATGATTGCACATTTGTGACACGCCGGCATTGACAGTAATCGAACTTGGCTATAGCGTTGCTCACATGAGCAATGTTAATGCATGGGTCGGCAATCGTGTCGATGAAAAAATTCGCGAAAAAGGCATGACGAAGCGATTCGTGTCGGAGAAGTCTGGCATGCCCTACTCCAGTCTCAACAGCAAGCTCAAGGGGTACCGAGGCTTCGACCTTGATGACATCCTTGCGCTCGCCGAAGCCATCGGAGAATCCCCGTCGGAACTCCTGCCGCCACAATTCACCAAAGACGTTCCAGCGCTCGCCGAAGGAGAGGTGAAGTGATGGGCAATGACATCTCCGTCGTGGAACTACGTTCAATGAACAACGATCAGATTCACCGTTTTGCCGCGCTCGTCAACGAACCGGAAAACACTCTGGCGAACATGTCGGACGACCCGGTGCGTATCGAGACATACCCGGGAATCGGCCCGCAAATCATTTCCTATCGGAAAATCGTGCGAATTGACGATAATGTGCTTGCCGCCCTGTTCAGTGCAGATACTGAGGAGACGGCTTCGTCACCGAATGACGCTCCCCGGATTCACCCGGAAGGGACCAGGTGATTCTGATGTCGGCATACCCGTCCTCGCACATAATCGCCTTCTCCATGAACATGAACCCGATGGACGACCCCTTGGATATATTCCCCAGCTCGTATTCCTTGCCGCTCGAAAGCACCACCCGAACGTCATGGGCATCAAAGGCGTTCTCGTTCGCGACGGCATACTTGAGGTTCTGCACTTGGTATATGTCCCACTTCGGGACACTGGCGGTCTCCTCGGCCAACCGGGCCTGCGTACGCTGCGCGGCAAGCTGTCCACGCAACGCATCGGCTGAATCCTCAGCCGTCTTGACCTGCGCGCGAAGCGCATCCACCGAATCATTCGCGGCCTTCAATTGGCCCTTGAGCACCTCAAGCTGGGCATCGAACTTCTCCTGCGCATCCTTGGCCTCACGTTTCGCGGCTTTGCCCTCCAGACATTTGGACGTGAACCACGCCACCGGGGAGAGCACGATTCCCAGAACCGTGATCGCCAAGTCCATCCAGGCTGTCGGGTTCTGCGCGAAATCCCCCTGTATCAGATTCCACAACCATGTGACCATCATCGACTTCTTTCTCATAGGAGCATTCATGATGAATCTACCGCATCATGCGTCCCATCGTCCCATCCGCACCGCAACCATTCCGGCGCTCGCCGAAAGCGAGGTGAAGTGATGACTGTGTTCATCAGTGTCGCAGCCGCATCAACCAATCTCGTGGTTTCGTTCATCCTGCTGATTGTGGAGCTCCACAATCGCCGGGAAATCAGAAGGGTGTCCCGTTACGCCGAAGCACATTATGGAACACCCTCGTTTGCCCGGAACGTCCGCGAACCTACTTCTGAGAAACGCGTTTCTGGAAGTTCTTGTATTCATCGGAGCCATCATCATTGACCACGACGGATACGGATGATTCCGAGTGCAGAGCGATGGCTATCGTGCCTCCCGGCAGATCAAGCGATTTATTCTCAACGAGCTCGAAGTACACCACTTTCCGCTCACCGGGCTTCAATCCCTTTATCGTCTCCACGATTTCATCGAACAGTTCGATGACACCGCGAAGAGACCCCGGAAGGACATTGCCGTCAACCTCGACATAGTTCTTGGTCCTGTTGTCCATTTTTTCACCTCCTCTCATTGCTGGTAGTACGCAATATCCAGCTTAGGGGGAGGTGATCCAACACGAAAAAAGGAAAAACCAATGAGCGAGAAACTCACCATCGCAAACCCTGAGGACGGGAACCGTCCCCTTTCCTATCAGGCTCTCAGCCATGGCATCGATGAATTGCGTCTGGGTGACATGGGCATCACGGACGCGGTGTGGCGCGGCCCGCACAGCGAGCTCGTGGCCCTGGCCCGTCGAATCCTCGATGCGGAGGCCGGACGATGAACGCCGAGGATTACGGACAGCACGCGAGCGGCTACAGGAGGCCCGAGCCCGACGAACTGTCTCGTGGCTTCACGGTCCGGTTGATTCTCTGGGCCGTGGTGTTCGCCTGCTGCATCGGCTGGGTGATGTCTCACGCCGGTTGCGCGCATCCCATCGGCAATGGCATCACCTCCCTTATGGGATTCGGTTTCGTGCCATTGCGGCTCCTGTGCCTCGTTTTGAGCGAGGCGGGAGTCGAATAA